CTAGTCATCATTAAGACCGGCAAAAATTCCTTCGCACTTTCCGCGAATGATCGCCGTCTGCTTTTCAATCTCGTCGACCACGCCGAGATCCCACTTGATTACCAGGCTCTTCTCATCGCAATCCTTCCTGCGGGCGATGGCCTCCTGCTGAACCTCGACAAGTGCCCTGATGCCATCCATCGCATTGTTGATCGATTTAATTTCCACAACTATTTCGGTGGTAAGACAGAGAACGAACTGATCGCCGAGCTTGATCCTTTCCGAGTCGCGCATCAGTCGCTTATGCATGTATCCCAACTCATAAATCGTCTGTTTGCTCGGTTCGAGTGCTTTGAAATCAGCCGGGAAGCTATCAAGGCCAAATGCATCCGCCAGTTCAACTGCGACGTACATGCGCTGAACTCTCTTAGCTTCGTCCCTCCGCTGCTCCTCAGCCACAGCTTCCTTCTCGCTTCGTTTGTGAGCGATGTACGCAATCGCGGCGGCAGCAATGCCGATCACCCAAGTGCCTGCAGCCGCGATCCAATCAGCCCTACTGCCCGGCTCTGCACCATAAAGAATCCAAAAGACCAATCCGCCGGCCACAAAGCTGAGTGGAATGGACCAAGCAATAGCGATCGGCGGCACATCGAAATCCAGAATCTTCATTCCCCCCCCTGTGGGTCAATTTTCCAACGGGGATTCTGACATGACCGAGCCCCTCCTTGCCTTCGCGCTTCTGGGCGCCATTGCGGCCACTTCCATTGGCTGCGCCCGCATCGTTTCGTGGCTGCTCGACCGGCGTGATAACGCCGCCTCGAAGTTGTCCCGCGAAGCCCAGGTCATCGCACTCGCAAAGGCTGAGATTGCCGCCACCAAGCGCGGCGATCTTCTGGCCGCCGCTCGCTACGCCGAACAGCAGGAGCGCGCCGCATGAGTAGGTATCCCTCCTTCGCCGAGCTGGCCGAGCTCGATATGGGCCTCACTGCCTGCGCTGTGTTGGTCGCTCTCGTTCTCGGTGTGGCTGTCGTCTCCATCGTCATCGAACAGGCATGGCTGGCGCTTCGTCGCCTGTGGAATCTCCGGAAGGATCGCTCCAATGGTCGGTGATCGCGCGGTGCTGCCCGGGTCGGGACTCCCCTCGTCTAACAGGGGAGTCAGTGAATTCAGGAACCCCGAGGGAACCCTGACGGTCGGCATTGACTGGTTTTCCGCTTCCGTGGACATGCTCGCGGTGTTGAACGAGCTGGCATTCCGTGAGGGCGACTCATACGAAGAAATCCGACAGTGGGTCGATTTCAGCCCCGACAACGCCCGCGTAGTCGCCCTGCAGATCTTCTGCTGGTTCTTCGCTGGGCTGGGGCTGGAACTGGACGAAGTAGCCGGGGGAGGGCGCTTCTACCTGTGGCGCATCAAGATCCTCAACGCCGAAAATAAGTTCGTCGGCATGATCGAGCTTGGCGGCGAGAACTGCCGCCGTGCTGACGGCACCTATACCGCTCGAATTGAGTTGACCGGCGATGGATGTAGGGCAGTAGCAGCAGCGCGCTGCGGCCATGCGCAGCGGTGGCTGGAGCTTCGAGCGAAGCTCGAAAGCTGCGACGGAAGGATCACCCGTGTCGACGTGTGCGCAGATGACCTTGTGGGCAACTACCCCTTGCGCCTAGCGCAGAAGTGGTACGCCCAGGGCGAGTTCGACAACCGTGGTCAGCGCCCCAAGGCGCAGCTGGTTGACGACTACGACAGCGGTGATGGCAAGACCCTCTATGTCGGTGGCAAGAAGTCGGAAAAGCAGCTGCGCGTCTACGAGAAGGGCAGGGAGCAGGGCGACAAGTCATCGCCGTGGGTGCGCTATGAAGCCCAGTTCCGCGCCTCCAACCGCAAGGAACTGCCGCTCGACATTCTGCGCGACCCAGCTTCCTACCTGTTGGGGGCCTATCCGGTCCTGTGCTTTCTGCGCTGCGTTGCCACGCGCATCGAGATCACGAAAGCCGCAGTTGATGCGACGTGGAAGAGCGTTCGTCGCCATATCCGCCGCCAGTACGGCGCGGCACTGAACTTCATTTCCAAGAACTGCCCGGACGATCAGTCACTGCGGGCGGTCATCGAATCCTGCACTTCGCCATCGCTGCCGAAGTGGGTCACAGGTGACACAGCAGCGCATTGGCCCGAAATCGCGGCCGTACAACCAACCTCAAAGGGGTAACAACACATGAGCATCAAGGTCACCGTCCTCAAGAGCGATGTTGAAGAGCGCAAGGGCAGCTTTAAGAACGATGCAGGTGAAATGGTTGAATTCACCACGCGCAAGCAGAGGGCCAAGCTGGAAGCTGGCGGTTTCGCGTACCCGCTCGATGTACGCCTGGACAACGGCCAGACCGGCTACCCGGAGGGGGAGTACGAGCTCGACGTTGATTCGATGATTCAGGTCAACAAGGGCGTCATCAACCTGAGCAAGTACACCGCGCTGCGCCCGCTGCAGAAGGCTGCACCGCGCCCCGCGGCGCAGGCCTAAGTCATGGCGCGGTACGTCTACGAATGCCTGCAATTCAACGAGCAGACCGGCACCTGTGAGCAGGCTGGATTCGTGCCGCGCACCGACATTCCCGCACTTACCACTGCCGAAGTGTCGGGGTTGTTGTCCATGGTTGCGGTGTGCTTCGCCGTGGCATGGGCATACAAGCAGTTAGGCAGGTCCGTTCGCAACTAACTCAACTACGCAAGGGGATCATCATGGATCTGGATTACAGCTCTGCACTTACCGTTCTGGCCGGTCTGGCAGCGGGTGTTGCCGCCATCGGCACCGCCAAGCTGGCACCGGCCGCAATCGCGGTTGGCTACAAGTGGTTCAAGGCCGCGATCTTCGGTTGATCGCAGTTACACCGGGGCCGGGCAATCCGGCCCCTTTTCATGGGGGATTCGTGATGCTCGGCCTATTCGTTCTCTGCGTCGGCAGTGCCGCGCTCTACATCGCGTTCGGTGACTAGATGGCGCGCATCGTCCTGGCATCGCTGGTCGCAGCGCTCTACTTCTTCTCTCCTTCGCTGCGCGCTGCTGAGTGCTCGTCCAGCAAGGACGTGAAGTTCCAAGAGTGCGGCGATCAGGGTGAGGCATACGCTGCGGCCTTCGCTGCCGCGACAGAGCAGGCTGCCGAATCGAACGCAAATGACCCGTTTAATTGGGCCCCAATGGTCGAACAGGAGGACGAGGCTTATGTGGGCTTTGTTCGGCCGTCCTACACCTCGAGCGGTCGATATGCGTCAGTCAAGCGCGCCTACAAGACCAAGTGCAGCGCACGTCCTGAAGAGCTTGGCTGGGAGGGTGGCAGCACTGCCGCTTCGGTCAATGCTTGCCACAAGGGTTGCATGTACTCCAGTGCACTCGATCCGGCTGGTGTGGCCGGTTTCAGCTACGCGCCCACCGGAGGAACCTGCACAGAATCTGACGCGCCTGAGCCTAAGCCCGCTGGCGACGGCGGTGGCGATGATGGTGGCGGCACCGGTGGGGAGACGGGGGGAGGTGATGGCGACGGTGGTGGTAGTGACGGCGGTGGCGACGCGGGAGGGGATGGCGGCTCTGGGGGCGGTGACGGTGGCGGCGACGGTGGCGGTAACGGGGATGGAGATGGCGATGGCGATGGCGATGGCGATGGCGGAGAGAATCCCAGTCTCCCCGAAAACCCTACGTATCCCGGCGACGTGCCAATGCCTTACATGGATCCCCCCATCCCCGGCAGCTACCAAGGGCAGTGGTCCAGTGGCCTTGGCGGTGGGTCTTGCCCGTCGCCCAGCACGATCAACGTATCCCTCGGCGGCTACAGCTCCGCCATGGTTTTCGAGTTCAAGCCGCTCTGTGATTTCTCTCGATACATCCGCGGCATGGTGATCGCATTCGCGGCCATCGTCGCCGCCTACATCGTTCTGGGGCTCAGAAGATAATGCCTTGGCTTGCCGCCTTCCTCGTCCAACTCCTGGGCAACTCTCTTGCACGCGTCTTGACCGGCGCAGGCCTCGGGCTTGCAACCGGCGCCGCGCTGCTTCCGTTGGTCAAGTCAGCATTGAACCTTGTCGTCTCGTACTGGGGCGGCATCTCCGGTGACCTCGCCAATGTGCTGCTGCTCGCGGGGGCAGGGGAGGCCATCACCATCGTTGGCTCTGCCATGGTCACTAAGGTTGTGATTGACGCTGGCAAGGTCGCAGTTCAGAAGGCCGCATCCAAATGATGTATCTAATCTCCGGTCAGCCCGGCAACGGCAAGACCCTGCGCGCCATGAGCATGGCGCAGGAGTTCTACGAGCAGAACCAGCAGGCCGTCAAAGAAGGCAAGGCGCAGCCGCGACGGTTCTTTACCAACGTTGCAGGCGCTACCACCGAAGAGAATCCGAATGCCTTCCCGTGGTTCGAGAAGCTGCCCGACCACAACGACTGGACCCAGCTTCCCGATGGCTCCTTCGTGCTGTACGACGAAGCGCATTCCGATGGCAACACTCAGGGGCTGGAGCGCTACGGCGGGCTGTTCCCATCGACCGGCAAGCCGGGAGAGTCCGAAGATCCACGCATTCGCTCGATGTCCACGCACCGGCATCGCGGTTTCGATCTGGTGTTCGTCACCCAGTGGCCCAGTAAGATCCACCACCAGGTGCGCAGCCTGATCGGCTCGCATACCCACATGAATCGTGCTTTTGGCATGCAGCGTGCGGGTGTTCTGACGTGGACCCGCGTGCAGGCTGATCCCTACGATGAGCGGATACGCGACAAGGCCGAGGAAGAAATCTGGGTCTACCCGAAGAACCTCTATGACAGGTATCGCAGCGCAACGCTGCACACGGCCAGTCACAAGTTCAAGGTGCCGAAGCGAGTCTGGCAGGGCCTGTCAGTGGTGGTCGCCTTGATAGGCATCCTGTGGCTGGGCTGGCTGTTCTTGATCAAACCCTCCAACGCACAAGCTGCGAAGAAGGAAGAGCAGGGGGCCGGTGCTTTGCCGGCGGCAGGTGCCCTGGCGCCCTTGGGCGCGGGCATGCCGGCGGCACGGCCCCTCACCCGCGAAGAATACGTGCAAAAACACAAACCACGTGTGGAGTTTCAACCGTGGTCCGCGCCCGCCTTCGATGATCGAACTGTGCAATCGCAGCCTGAGTTGTACTGCATGGCCTCCGGCACGACTGAGCAGGACACCACCTGCACCTGTGTCACCGAGCAGGGCACCAAGGCAAAGATCTCGATCCCGGTTTGCGTCGCGATCGCACGCGATGGCCCGGCCTACAACCCGTATCGCGCACCACGCCAGGAATCGGAGTCGAGTCAGGATCACCCAGCTCGCGGTATTGCTCAGTCCTCTCCATCCGGCACGCCTGAGCCATCGCCACATGCGCTGGTTGAGGTTGGAAAGCGTCCCATGGGGACGTTCCCGGAGACGCCGCCTTATCCGGCCACCTTCTGATTAACGTGACGCATCACGGGGCACATGTGGATGACACCTGTGCCCAGCCATTCTCGATTCGGCGAAAGGTCTGTCCATTGATGCAGCGATGCCCCGGAGGCAGGGCCTTCGGCCGCTTCTCTCGTTCTGCGGCTTCGCGCCTCTCACGGACCTCACTCATTGGCACGGCCTGAGTCATCTGGCGAGCGAGCGCTTGTCCGGCTCGCTCCTGTTCCTTCATGACAGCGTGTCCCGCTAAGCCCAGGACACCACATGTCGCAAGCAGTAGCGCGCTACCACCGACGAACACCCCAAGTGCGACTTTCCAGACCAAACCCGTTGAATTCGCCATCTATGGCCCCCCAAGCAATCCGGAGGCCATTCTACGGGGTGTAGGGGCAGCGCCCCTACGGATACGCCTCACACGCGCTGACGCGGCTTCGGCCCACGACTCATGTAGACCACATTGGACGTCTCGGCGTCGGGACCGGGATCACGCGTGCCGAACCGTCGCTCTCGGCGGATTCTGAGCGCTTCGGCTAGGTAGATCACGCTAGATTTCGCCGTGCTTGAAGCTTTCCGTGTACCTGCGGCCCGGGGAGCTGCCTCAGCCATCATCAGCCGCCATTCCCGCGCTATGTTGCAGGCCAGGGACCACCAGGTCATGTCGCAGGGCTCCAGTTGGTGGCCCTCAGGGGTGAACATATGCCCAGCCTGGAATCCGAAACCGGCCCAAGGGCCGGTCAGGTCGATGCGATCATGGGGATCGATCTTGCTCAT